CGTTGGATGAATGGTATCAACGGACACAATGCCAATACAGGTCTTGCGGTTCCAGTTGCATACGAAGCAGATCTTAAAGTTGAACAGTTGGATCGTGAAGGGGATGTCATTAAGACATATAATTTCCGTGGGTCATATCCACAGGATCTTGCACCCATCCCACTATCATTCGGTGACAATGACAACATCGAAAGATTCACATGTACTTGGGTATACCAGTACTGGGAAAGCAATACAACAAGTTAACTAAATAACAGATAGGGCGGTAATACTGCCGCCCTATTATTCTATCTGAGGACTACAATGGCAGAAAATAATGGTTTAAAGTTATTTGGTTTCGAAATCAAACGTGCCAAAAACAAAGATGAAGAGAAACTTCCATCCATTGTTCCACCAAGGGACGATGAGGGTGGTAGTTATGCAACTGCCTCTGGTACACATTATGGTCAGTATTTAAACCTTGACGGTGACGATTCAAAAGACAACTATCAATTAATAATGAAATATCGCGGAAATGCGATGCACCCAGAAGTGGATGCCGCAATCGAGGATATTGTTAACGAAGCAATTACTGGCAGTGAACTAGAACAAACGCTTGATATTAATATGGATGATGTAGATGCACCAGACAAAATTAAAAAATTAATTAAAGAAGAATTTGATTACATTTATGGTATGTTGAACTTCAAAGAATTGGGTCATGACATATTCAGACGTTGGTACGTAGACGGACGTTTATATCATCATCTAATATTAAATGAGTCATCACCTAAAGAAGGTATACAAGAAGTAAGACCCATTGACTCCGCAAAAATGCGTAAGGTTAAGAAAGTTAAATTCAAAAAAGATCCTGTAACAGGTGCAAAGATTGTAGAAAAAACTGAAGAGTTCTTTATCTATCAAGAGAAGCCTGGGTCATCAACCAGTGGTATTAAGATGACAAATGACTCGGTGTCATATGTCACATCTGGGTTATTGACAGAGGATCGTAAGAAAATAGTTTCGCATATGCACAAAGCATTGAAACCAATCAACCAGTTAAGGATGATGGAAGATGCGTTGGTCATATACAGACTTGCACGTGCACCAGAACGTAGAATATTCTACATAGATGTTGGTAACTTACCAAGAGGTAAATCAGAACAGTACATGAAAGATATCATGGCGCGTTACCGAAACAAACTTGTGTATGATGCAAAGACTGGTGAGATCCGTGATGATCGTAAACACCAATCACTACTTGAAGACTTCTGGTTACCAAGACGTGAAGGTGGTCGCGGTACTGAGATTACTACATTACCAGGCGGTGAGAACTTAGGACAAATAGAGGACATTGTATATTTTCAAAAGAGAATGTATCGTTCACTAAACGTTCCGATGTCTCGTTTGGATACAGAATCTGTTCAAGGTATTCTTGGCAGATCTACAGAAATTAACAGAGACGAACTCAAGTTTCAGAAGTTTATTGACAGACTGAGAATGAGGTTTTCTCATCTATTCTATGGAATCCTAAAGAAGCAACTTGTTATGAAAGGTGTTTGTACCGAGGAAGATTGGGATTCATGGAAGAATGATATCACAGTTGATTATGTAAAAGACAATCACTTTACAGAACTACGTGATGCAGAAGTATTTCAAAACAGATTGGAAAGTCTTGATAGGGTTGCTAATTATGTTGGAGAATATTTCTCTAAAGAATGGATACAGAAGAACGTTCTGCATCTATCGGATGAAGACATTGAAAATATGAATAAACAGATTGATGGGGAAGATGATGGTGAAGAAGAACAGGAAGCACCAGATAATTCTCCTACCACTGGACAAAAATTTGAATTGAAACCTGTACAAGGAGATGAAAAAGAAGATGAGTGAAGATACACAAACAATGATTCAACACGCATTGGATCAAGACTGGAACAAAGCAAATAAAACTTTTGGTGATATGATGTCAGTAAAACTTCAAGATGTTTTGGATCAAGAAAAAGTTAAACTAGCAGATCAAATCTATAACGGTTCTGAAAACATTGAAGATGAAGATATAGATGATGACCAACTCGAACTTGAATTGGATGACGAAAATGGCGAGGAAGAGCAAGAGGGAGAGTTACCCTTGGAAGATGCCGAAGAGGGAATACAAGAGCCCAGTGATAATGTGGAAGTCGGAATGGATGACGAAGACGGAGAAGGGTCAGAAGATCCGATACCTGAAGAGTCTTGATGTCAAAGAACAAGAAAGTATAAATAATATAAATTAAATGAAAACTTTTGATCAGATAAGAGAGTCACTAGGACGTAAACCGAAAGGTCAACTTGTTGTTAACAAGAAGATAGGTCGCGTCCAAATGATGGTGTATAAAGAACCCAAAGGGTTTGCCGCCTACGTAGATGGTGACAGATTAGATGTATACAAAAGTAAGGGTGAGGCAGAGAAGGCCGCATCTGAAATGATAAAGGTATTAAAGAAATGAAACTGATTGCAGAATATACCGAGCAGAATCTAGAAGTTCTCACCGAACAGGATGAGAAG